AGTGTATCATACATTTGCATAAAGTGTACTGAGCCTGAGGACTCGCCTGAGTCTCGAATAGGAGCACCACGATGGCGAATAGCTCCAAAGTAACCTGACGTACCACCACCGTTTTTCATTAGCATACCGTTTTCAGCATGACCAAACAAGATAGCTTGCATGCTATCATCAATGTATGAACCAAAGCAAGATACAGGTAAACCTCGTTCTTTACCGTAATTAGCCCAAACAGGAGATGCTAACGAATAAAAGCCACGAGCCATATACTCATAAAACTTGTCCGCAAATCCTGGCTCGTTTAAATATTCTTCTGCTTTGTTTGCAATATCACGGATACGGCTTTCAGGAGTTTCACCTTCGCTAAGATAGCCGCGCGACAAAAATGTACGAGAGTCCTCGTTTAACCAATAAAAATCTTTCATGTTTTTTCCTTATTAAAATAGATCGTCTTCGGTGAATGCTTTGGTCTTTTTAGAATATGCTGTACTACGTTTAACAAAGAAGTCAACATTCTTTGTACTCAAAATTTCTTCAACGAACCAGTCGGTACTTTTTACCGCCTCTTGATCTACCTCATATAAAGGCTTCATATCTATAGCTGTTAATGATTGATTGAAACGATGTTTTAGGAATTCTTTAACAGTTGCTTTCGGCAAAAAGTCTAGGTCAGAATCACCATAGATCCAATCGACGATAGCAGACTCAGCCTTAAAGGCATCGCGGCAAAGTCTATTCACTTCGTTAATACTTTCTTTATCAAACCACTCTGGGTTTTCTTCACGGATAATATTTACAAGCTCAAATCCGAAACGAGCATGGATATCTTCTTCTTTTGATGTTGCCTCTACGGCGTTGGAAATACCTTTTAATACATTCTTGTGTTTATTAAATGCCATCATAATTAGGAACTGACTAAACAGCGATACGTTTTCAACAAACATAGAGAATAGAATAATTTTATGGAAATAATCTTTATCATCAACTGGTGCAGCAATTGACTGCTCAAGATAAGCAATACGCTTTTTCATGGCAGGTACTTCTACAATCTTTGCAAACTCTTCGTTAAGTCCCATAATCTCAATAAGATTTGAATAAGCGTCGGCGTGACGTACTTCAGACTCGCCAAAGGTTACACCAACTGCCTGTACTTCTGGCTTTGGAAACTTATCACCAATTTTTGACCAAAACGTTTTAACCGCAACTTCAATTTGAGAAATAGCCAACATTGCTTTCTTTACAATATCAACTTCCTCAGGTGTCATACGTACTTTCATATCTTGAATATCTGAGGAATAATTGAACTCAGTATGTACCCAATACGAATGGCGAATAGCGTCAGTAAATTCAACTACCTGCGGGTACTCATACGGTTTCAAACTTGTTCTTTTACGAAAAATGTTTGGTTGGTTATTATAACGGAATAAAATGTATTCACGAGCAAGATCGTGTAATCCCATATCCATAATTACATTTTCTACCTTTTGGTGGACGGCATCAACATCAACTTGAATATCCGCTTCATCATCTCGGTTCAACAAATCTGTAACTTCTAATGCAACTTCACCAGGAAGCATTTTACTACGCATACCAACAGTTTTCATAGCTTTAGATACAGCAGTACTAATTTTATTCTCATCATAAGTTTCAGTAGTACCATCACGTTTAGTAACGTAATTAACGCGTCTTAAAATTTCTGGTGGAGTTGATTGTAACATCATCGGACCTCTTTCTTATGTGTTTGTGATGAAGCGACAGATATACCTACCGACTTAATCGGATCAATATATTGTGGCTAAGGGATATTCTTTAACTATAGATGTCAAATTGTAGGGATATTTATTCATTTAGGTTTCCGTTTTTGGGTGATATTTGAACTTTTTTATTTTTATTTTTGAACATAAGTATCAATTAATGGAAATATTTTGGATATGGCTTTTGCACATTCAGACGCAATATCCATGTGTTCTTGTTGTGTTCCATTTGAAGCACGCAGCTCAATATAATGGATCCAAGATCGGATAGAGCCTTGCATATACAAACGGCTAATAGTATTACCTTCAGGCAAAACCGCACGAGCCTGCTCTTTAGCAATACCATTTTCAATAGCCCATTTGTATGCATCTTCAGCTGCACGAATAACTTCACCTTGTTTTGAGTCCCACATCATTTGCAAACGTTCGTCAGAGTTGGCAATACTATTTTGACGGTTTTTAGTATCTTGCAGACGTGCTTCGCGTGTTACAAACTGATTGCCCATGAGCGCAGGGTCAGCATATCGTTGACTAAACTCCTGAAAAGCAAAGGAGCGATGGCGTAACATTTGGCGAGCAATATCACGAGTAGTTTCAATTTCCATTGTTGCATTAGCCATTTCAAATGGTGACCAATGAGCATGTTTTGCTAAGTAACTTAATAGCTTAGGTGCTGTCTCTTGGTTCAATTGATTAGTAGGATTTGACACTCTTGCGCAATATGCAATCATATCTTGCACATCGTCGAGCCCAATAATTTCTCCTTCAGCTGGTTGAGTATAACCAATTAATCTAACTTGCATTTTGTATCCTTATGATTTGCGCCATGCGCTGAGTTTCAATTCTGCTTGTAATCCCTGATAAGTATTATCTTCAATTAACTTTTCAGGATCAAGTCCTGCCAAATAGATTTCGTTAATATCTTTACCTGGGACGTCGGATGGCCATATACAAACCTTGTAGCCTGCTTTAATAACCTTTTCCATTCTTTTGTGTATTTCTTTGTTTCTTGGCTCAGCATCAAAGACATATATTGCATTATCTCCTGCAGCGTTGCCGTTGCCTTCAGCACCATTCATTGCAATAGCGTTTTCAATAAAGAAACTATCAATAGCGCCTTCGACAATATAATATGGTTGTGAAAAGTCAACTTTATCAAGGCCAAATATTTTTGGTCTTTCTTCAAACATTATAGTTATATATCTAATTCCTTTAGGATCAAACCCACGAGCAGATACGCCGAAGCAATTGCCGTTTTGATCTAAGAAAGGTATTACCAACCGCGGTTCATCTTTACCTATGTTTTCAAATTTATTAGGAATAATTTCATTAATCCAAGTCTTAAACTTTTTTGCAAAGTATAAACGGTAATGATGCTTAGTTGGTATTTTACGTTTTTCAATATATCTTTTAATAGGATGGTCAGATTTAAGTTGACTTATCTTCTTAATTTTTAATAACGGATTCTTCTTATTAAAGACTGGAGCTTTTGTCTTAAATTGATTCTCATCAGGTTCCGAGTCTTTTACAGCAGTATTAGCCATAAACTTTTCCGCCACATAATCATTATACAATAATTGGTCTATGCTCTTTAAAAAGAACGAGAAGCCTTGGCTAGCTCCACAGTTGTGGCAGTAATAATGGAACACGTTCTTTGACTCTAGGAGCCAACCACGGCTTTTAGACCGTGACTTTTGGGAGTCCCCACAAACTGGGCACCGAAAGTTAATTTTGTAAGGATTTGTGTTACGTATTCTAAAGTTCTCCAAACGCCCAGATAGCATTTGCGCATACTTTAGTTCTGTAAAATCTACCATAATAAAAAGCTCAATCTGATTCTGTATATATTAGATTATAATTGGATCAGGCCCAAATGTCAACTAAATAATGTTGGCCAATTAACTTCTGCTACAACTATTGCTAACACTAGGCCCATACCCATAAAATACCAACGCCAATTTTCTAAGACGTTTACCTTTTTCGTTACTTCATTCATTCTCGTATGTAATGATGTTTCCATTACTTGTAATTTTTCAAGTACTTCTTTATTACTTGTAGCACGTTTTTCAGCATTATGTTGTGCAAGTCTTTCGTGGTCATTTCTAGATGATCTTCTATATTCTTCAAGACGATCACTTAGAACATTCATACGTAATTCATCAGTACGTTTTGTTTCTTCACACAGCTTTTCAACGTCGTCGAGTTTTTCTTTAGTAAACTCCAAGACTTCATTTTGTACTGCAACGTTTTTGGACAGATCAACCATCACGTCCATTGAGTCTTCAACTTTATTGAAGAACTTTTGTATCTGTTTGATATCTGATTTTATTAGGGCGATATCCGTTTCCCAGTTTGACTTTGTATTTGCCAATTTATTTTCCTTTTACCCTTTTGATAACGAAGGCTTGTGGGGAACTCCGTAATTAAGTTTAAAAAAAGGGTATCATAATATGCATGTACCCCTTATTCTATCACCGATAATTAATTATGTCAATACTATTTATTCATTGAGCGCATCTTCATAGTAGCCAATTATAGCTTGTTGCTCTTTTATATATCGTCTAAGATCACCAATTCCAATTGCAAGATTTTCATAACCTTTAGCGGATATAGCAAAAAATACTACATTACCAGTAGATGTTTTTAATTCTTCAATTTTTTGGTCAAGATTTTCCTCAGTCACAACATACCATTCTACTGGTGGAAATTCCACCTTTTTAGGCCGTTCCTGTGTTGGAATATTTTGACTTACGTATTCAGTCTGTGTTACTACCGTCGGTTCCGGTGTCCTCCCCAGACACGCTGTCAGCATCGTCAGCGGTACTAGGATTAGGATCAGTTTCTTCGGCAATTCTTCCAATAAGTTTTGCAACTGCATTGTTTACCCTTTCCTCCAAATCTTGCGCGTCAGTTAGCGCTTCCATAGTCAAATCTATTTTAGCAAATACACCACGTAATTTGTCAAGATGTTCTTGAGATTGTTGTAGTTGCTTAGTTAGGTTGTTATTCAGTTCTTCATTTCGTGCTGCATCCGCAACCATTTGGTCAACAGTGTTTTGCAAAGTTTCCGCAGCATCTTGAAGTTTCACATTATTAGTACGTAAAGTGGTGATAGTTTCCTGCGACCAATCAAAGTACGATTTTGCCGCGAAACCACCACCACCTAAAATACTTAATATAATGATTATAAGATAGAGTCTAGCCAATCTTAGTCCTCTTCTTTATCCTCATCTTCGTCATCTTCTTCGTCGTCTTGATCTTCGTCATCTTCGTCCTCGTCTTCATCAGCAGCTGCTTCCATCATGCTAGCTGTTGCTTTTTCTTCGAGTGCGGCAAGAATACGTTTTTCCATTTCTGCTTCAAACGCTTCTTTCAAACCAAGTGGACGTGCCTCGACGGCTTCCTGGACAATCTTTTCTAAAGACATGTTGTTCTCCTTGTTATGTTAACTGTGTATTATTTATTATTTAAACATTTTGGCTTGTGTTGCTGGGCCTACAATGCC